CATTTGGGGGTATAGTCCACTCATACTGCCCCGTTTCGTCGTTATATATCTCTCTAGCGACACCATTTACTACGTCCGCAACGGTTACACCTTCTGCAAAAGAAGTGGGGCCAGAAACATATGAGTATTCTACTCCTGTAATATTACCCTCGTCGTCGTAACTAATGTTTACTGTGGAGTTACCATCACCAGCTAATTCAGATATAGTTTCTCCTATAGCCGCTCCTACATCTAGATCTGCTACAGAAACACCTTCAGATTCGGCTATATCTTTATATCTGTCTACTATGGCTTTTCTTTCGGCAGGAGATAATGCAGTTACATCTATTCCTGTCAGTCCTGCTACCGTGTCAAGCAAGTTACTCGCTTGCGCATTGTTTTGTGCTGTTAAACTTGTTTGGTTTGTTGGTAAGTTGTTATACAGTCCTTGGCTTAGGTAGTGCGCGTTGGCCTCTTCTACGGTAATACCGTTTTGTTCGGCGTAGAACTCGGCATCAAAATCAGGGTTTAAGTTTGCGACAGTAGCTTCATTAATACCTGCTAATGCTTCAGCAAACCCAGACTCGTAGTCGTCACCTCCATCTGATAATTCATCGTATGTACTTTGGTACAAGTCCGCAGCAGTATTGTATGCATCAGTAGCGGCGTTATACTCTTCTGTGCCAGCATCTATTCTAGGGATGTAGTCGTTGTTTAATAGGTCTGTAAACTCGGTTTCTGCTGTATCGTAGGCGGCTTTAGCTTCCTCGTAAGCATCTATCTGTTCTGCGGTTGCATTAGCATAACCGCCACCCATATCTTCCCATATATCATTAGCTGTATTCGCAAGTTCTGTTAAGTTATCAGCACCCTCAGAAATTAGCTGGTTTACTTCGTTTACTTCCGCTGCCGCATCTGCGCGTCTTTGTGCAGCCTCATCAGCTACTATAGCTTGCTCAGTTAACGTATCGTACTTACCGCTTACTCTATCCCAAAACTCTGCAAAATCTTCTTGAAAAGTACCGTTATTTAGTGACTGCCTAATAGTCCTTTCTAATTGCGCTGCTAGGCTGTTTAAGAACGCATCAGAAACATCTCCCCCTAATATAGCCGCGTTTAGCGACGTTTGTAGAGAGGTAGCAATCATTTCTATACCACCAGAAGGTAAACTTTCTCCTACAAAACCTTTTAATGTCTCTGTAGTAATTACCGCAGAAGATATTATTTGTGCCATACGAGCTTCGTTAATATCGCCTGTAGCCAACTGAGAAGATATAGCTTCTTGTATCATACTTCTAGCTATCTTACCTACTGACTTAGGTGCCTGCCCTCCTGTTATATTGCCATCAGCATCGTAAGTTCTAGTATCTTCAGTAAAAGTACCTATTTCTTCTAGGTCGTCTAGTGCCCCATCAGTTAGCTCGTTTATTTTTCCAAGTACTCGACCTACGCCAACTTGCACGCCGCCAGTTAAGAAAGCCTCTAGAGGGTCTTGGTCTGTTATTAATGCGGCAATAACATTTTTAGTTCCTTGTGTTACTGCCTCAGATACAAAAGTACTGCCCCCTGCAAGTTCTCCCGCGGCTTCACCGAAACCTTCGGCCCATTCTCCAAACTCTTTTCCTACAACATCATATCCACCAGCCATAGCAAACCAATCACTTGCGTGCATAGTCATACCTGAAGCGGCTTTAATAAGTGTAAGGGCTTGAGTCCCGCCGGGAATTATTGCGGCAAGTACATTTACTACGGGGTTGGATAGAAATGTTTCCCAAGTACTTGCTTCAGGAGGGTTTTCGACCCACATCATTACATATTCGCCTGCCCCTGCATTACCATCACTAGTATCTACAAATCTACCAGTTTTTCCCATAGCCTCGTACATGGCTCGGTCTTCATCAGAAAACCCTTGGGCTAAATTAGTGTTACCTCCAGTACTAGGTATCTTCATGTACAGGCGAGTGTTGTCGTAGTCGTAGGGATAATCTACTTCAAAAGGTTCTGCAAGTTCATGGAAAGGACGAGCTTGAGACTTTCTTACCATCTCTATAAAAGGCTTGCCTAGCAATTGGTCTCTAGCCCACCCTTCGTAGTTTGTACCTCTTAATTCTTGGCGGTTGGGATCAAAACTATTAAATGCCTGTTGCTTTAACTTGGCTAAAGCGTCTTCAAAACCTTCGTCGGTTCGTGTTTGTGCGTACCAAAGGGCTACATCAAAGTCTTCATTTTCTTGACGCCATTGGTCATACTCTGAGGCGTCTTCTTCAGTTACATTACTCCAATTAAGATCTGTAGCCCATACTGAATCACTACCCTGCCAATTAGCAGTCCAACCGCTAGTATCTTCATCAGCATCATTATCAGCTACAGTCCTATCGCCTTCTTGTACCCAGCTCATGGTCGTATTATCAAAAACCCAACCGTCTTCGACTGCTTCTTGTATATTTGGGTACCCTAATGACTCCCACCAAAATCCTTGCGGATCATCTCCTTTTCCGTTGTTACCTAGGTCAGGGTCAGAGTATAAAGATGGATCATCTCCTTTTCCGTTGTTACCTAAGTCAGGGTCAGAGTATAGAGACGGATCATCTCCTTTAATTCTATTTTCTTCTTTATCACGCAGATCTTTTATTTGCTTATCTCGCTGGGCATCTTTCGCTCTAAGAGCAGCCGCTACTCCGCCACCTTGCCTAGGGTTATATAACTCTCTTCTAGCCATTATTTAAGCCCTTAATTCTTTATGAGGATGCCTTGGAAAGACGCCCCCACTTCTACGTTGGTAGTATCGGAAAGTGCTCGGCACTCTATGTCTGTTTTTTCTTCTATCTTTAGTGGGTACGAGAGTGGTAATACTAGCAGGGCGCTTTGCATAGTTTGTATTATTCGCGTGCGGAACGTGTTAGAGCCAAAGTCACGGCTAACAAACTTTGCGGTAACATTTTTATTTGCTAGTGATATTGCAGAGGTAAAAGTTACATCGTCTAGGTATAAAGAGTANCCGGCAGGGACTGTATAAACAGTAATTTGAGATTGGTTGTCTCCCTGTATAACGTGCGCATACGTAACGCCTGTAGGTACTCCAGAACTTACTCCGCTATTAGCTACGTATATGGCTCCAGCAGCAGTGCCTCCACTACCAGAAGTAACGACAAATATTCTGTTAACACGTAACCATGAGCTAGCGTCACCTACCTGCACCTGCGTCTGACCGTTCATGTTAACGGTTACGCTCTTGGCGTTGTAACTACCATCTACACCCTCTACCGTTACAGTATTAGCGCCCGTACCCCCATTAGAATCGGCAGTGCTGGAGCTACTTATGTACACTGTAGCGGCAGATGTTAGGTATGGATAGTTACCCCCAGTGCCCCATATAGTCTCTTCAGTACCGTTAATGTCGGGATTAAACCCAAACTTGTATACGGTACTAGCACCTGCAATCTGGCCTTTCGATACTTGCAATTCATACGGTTCTTGGACTGCCATAGCATTTCTCAGTGCGTTGTCTAACTGGTTAAAGTAGATACGCAGTACTCTATTAAACTCTTCAAACGATTGCTGATCGTACACCTGCGGAGGGTACGGCAGCGCGGGAGCGCGAAAGGGTACGTCGTACCTAGTATTGTCTACAGCCATTATCGTCTGCCATCAGAACGCATATCTATTCGGGGAGAACCTAACTGCCAAGTTACTCCAACATCACTAGATTCTACCTTTATAGCAAGCTGTCGTCCACGCACACGAGTAAATATCTGTCCCGTAAACTCTTCTACTGGTAACGTAGCAGTGCGTGTTACTCCTGCGCTATTAGAACCTCCTACAGAAGCGGGGCTATTATACCCTGATCCTGAGTTTTGTAGGGGTAANAGTGTCATAGTAGCACTAGGTGAGCCTACTTCAGAACCATCAAATGTTATATCCGGTAGTATACGCCATATAAACGCGAACTGATGCCCATCTTCTAAATCAAATTGCGCTGATGATACATATGCAGGAATAGCTACTGTGGTAGCAGTTTCGTTGTCATCAACACCCTGCTCATGGTTAACTAAATTATTACTATATGTAGCAGCTAGTGGGTAGTTTCTTAATCCCGAATCAAGCCATGCGGTACGGTTCATAGTTCCGTAGTACCACACCTGCTCTAAATAATTGTATACGACGTATCTGTCTGACACGTTAGAGTCTGAGGAACAATACCACCACCATATCTCATGGTATGACTCGTTTGTACCTGCAAACACTTGCTCATACTGTTCTTCATTAAAGTCATTAAACACAAACTTACGTAAGTTACACTGTAAAGGTTGGGTGCGCCCATCATACATATAGAACTTATCTCTACCCATCCAGTAGGCTACACCATTAGCGTAAGCTACAGCGTTTTGAGAGGCTATAGATATGTTTTCTCCCACTAACTGAGCATTCCATACAGCAGGAGCGCCTACATACTGTAGCGCATATAACGCTGCATCTGTCCATACTAGTACTTCTTGGCGTGACTGTTTAGCTGCAACAATCTGAGTACCATTAGATAGTATTAAATCACCTGACTGATTAGTAGCCGCAGGTAGCCAGTTGGTAGCGTCTTCTTGATCTGACCAACGTATGAGCATAGGGTTTATAGTCGCAGATGCAAGCTCGTTACACCCAAAACAAAACACAAACCTATTAATATCAGACACTAAAATAAGTTTTTGTGACGTAGGTACTTCTGTACCTGTAAGAGCTANTGCTCTAGTGGTTAGCCCGTTTGTGGCGTCCCATATGTATATACCCCCATCTCTAGGCCCAAAGATAAGGTCTTCACCAAAGTTAGCTTGGCTCCATATACGTATAGAGTCAGTGGATGTAGCGCCAATACCCCACGTACCAGAACCCCAACTACTTGCTCCCCAACCTACTAAGGGTACAACAAACGCAGGGCCGACATTGATTTGGTATGCAGCAGTTACGGTGCCTCCACCTGTAGCACTTGAACTAGCATTAGAACCTGCATCAATTGTATACACATTAGCAGTAGTAGTTTCAGTTAGCTGATACTCGGCATTTAGG